TATCTAAGATCTCCTGTTGAGCAAATAAGACCTGATCATTCTGTGTATCTAGATCAGTTTCTGTTAAAACACTACCATCTTCAAAATCTACCTTCTTGGCAGATATATCAGTATCTCTTTGAAACTTAATGGCAACACCATTACCAGGTTCATTACCACTGGTAAAGGTTATCTGTGTAGCACTGGTGAAAGTGTAATGAGTGGTAATGGTTTTAAGTACACCACCAACAGTTACATCAACTTCAGATTCTGCTAAGTATGAGAAGGAGATATTAAAAGGACCAGCAGTACCATTACCAGTATGGTTTGTAAAAGATGCAGCAGTGTTAGTAGCCATAGTTAATTAGAGATAGACTGAAGATAATTTTCTAGAATAGAGTTGTTTTTGGTTTGATTAATAGCATTTACATTAGCGTCATATTCCTTTACTAAATCACGATTTTCTGGTTTTTTCAACCAATCTATTCGTCCTTTCTTTTTGTACGCATTTATTATATCTCTAAAAATATCTTGTGCATCTCTTCTGGCTTTTTCTTGAGCAGCAACTGATATGTCTTGATTAATTGCTGTAATGTCTTCACCTCTTGCTGTGGCTAATATTGCCTTTATTTCTTTTTTTTGCATAGTTTCGTATAAGGCATAAACTAAACGCTTGCCATTAATTTTAGTAAAAGCAATAGTATTTACATAGTCTTGGTATTGGTCAGAATTTAATTCAATTCCAGTAAATTTATCTGTAGACAGTAAACGATCTTTAGGTTTAGTAACTCTCATTTGTATATCATCTAAGGTTGTCATCACTAAGTTATTAACACTATTTGATGTTCTTATAGGATTTAAAAGATCTAAATTATCAGGTCCATAACCAGGTTGATATTCTATTAATGCACCAGTAATAAAGTTTTGTTTTGGTTTTAAATCGCCAAAACCAGGAACAACAGCAGCAAGTTCATTATAAAATCTTCTTACAAAAACCATTCCATCATCACCAGCTTTTGGTCTTTTATCTTTAATTGTTGGATCAACTTCTTTTTTGATTGTTCTACCTAAAGCACTAAAAGGAACGGTAGCAGCTAATCTTCTTTGTAAATAACTCTCTAATACATAAGGTTCACCAGCTAATAATTGTGCTAATTCAGTAATACCTTGCAAATAAGTTTTATTAGTAATATTTCTAGATAAAGCAGTTACTGCAACTGTTGCCAAGTCTTGTCTGTCTTGATAATCAAGTTGTCCAGCAATTTGTGTTATATCAGCAGACATTGATAAGAAGGAAGACCAAGGATCTAATCTTTGATAACTAATGTATTTATATTTTGGCCTTCCATCATCACCAATAATAGGTTCTCCATTTTCATCTTTTTGTAAAAATCTAAAACTATATGGTTGCCATCCTGTTTGTCGTTTTTGGTTAAGTAAATTAAAGTCTCTTGGACCACCACCTGTAATAGCAATTTCAGAGAAGTCATCGCTAATACTGAAAGCAGCAGCACCTGCTGTAACCCACAGCATACTGCCAGTTGCTAATTCACCTCTTGCTTTAGCTGCTATAGATGGATCAGTGCTTTTTAAAGCCTGTCTGTATTCATCCATAAATGGTGCTGTTATAGCTGTTCTTCTGCCTAAATTTTTTAATAAATTAACAGGTGTTCTTACAAATGGAAAAAATATTCTTGCAGATGGATGTTTATTTATGAATGTCTGAAAATCACCACCAAAAGAACCTTGTGGTAAATCATTGGTAAATGTTACTTCAGCAGCATATTGTTGTGCCTTCTCATATAAATCTATGATGTTTTCATCATCTACATTTGCCATACTGTTTTTATTAACGATCTCAATCGTTTTTTCAAATTGTTCTTCTATATAATTTTGTAACCCTTCACCAGTGCGACCAGCCTTTACTCCATTTTCCCAAGCTGTTGCTTTTACATAAGCTCTAAAATTTATTTGTTTAAAAAATTCATCTTCAGATAATAAAAATCTTGAAGGAAGTCTTATAGCAGTACCAGCAAAATTTACTAATGAAGGAATCCAACCAGGACCATCCATTCTAATTCTAAAACGTTTTGCTGCTTCTGCTCTATCATCAATCATTGAACTTGGATTAATAATATTGTCTTCTATTTGAAATGCTTTAACCATCGCCTTCAAAGCATCTCCACTAGACTGTGCTATATAAAATAATTCTTTACCACCTCTCATAAACCCTGTCATATCACCTTTTATAAGACTTCCAACAGATTGATCAAAAGGTCTAACTAAAGTATTTAAAGCGGTAGAAACAACGTTTACAGCATGTGTCTGTGGACCTGAGAGAATAGCATTGATAAATAATTCGTTATTAACTTCTAATGCTTTTCTTGGAAAATCTCTTCTAGCCATTTCTCTCATAGCTTCTGGATTACCTTTAGCAGCTTGTAATTTTTTAGTGATGTTTTTTAATTTTCGAGTGGCTTGTTTATTACCTTCTTTCGCAAGATCAACAACTTGTTTGAGTGTCTGATCCATATCTTCAGCAGCTTTTGTTGTTCCTTTTGCTGCATCTTCTATATTTCCAGGTACACCTGCTATTGGTGATTTAGAAACTAGATCATCAGCAGTTGCTGCTGTTTTACCTGCTCCACCTGCAACCCTGTTTGCAGCTAATGTTTGTGCTGGTACAGATTTCAAAGGTTTGTTGATATAGACAAGTGAATTTAAAACTTCTGCTTCTCTTACTAATTGATCACCTAATTCTTTTATAGCTTCTGTATTATTTACAGTTGTTGCCATATCTAATTGTGCAGCTAAATCCGCTAAATCATTAGCATTTTTATTCATCAACTGATTCATTGATATCAATGTTGCAGGTAAATCTCTTTCTCCACCTCTTCCGTATGTTTGATTAAAAAAACGTGCTTCTTCTATAATCTCTGCTGGTAGTTTTGCATTTGCAGCAGCAGCCATATCAGCAAAGGTTCTTCTGTAAGGCCATGTATTATTAGCATCTTTCTTTTTTAATTCTTCAGCTAAATCTAGAAGATTAGTACGAACTTCTTCTGAAGTACCTGTAAATTTAGGATTAAATGTAGTTTGTATTTTTGGGTCTTTAGAAACTTTTGTTTTTTTAGTAACTGTTTTTTTCTTTGGTACTACGTCAATAATTTCATCACCAAGATTATCAGTTGTAAAATCATTTACTTTTATTTTTTTTCTTTCATCTAATCTTTTTACAATACGATCAACCAATTCTGGTGATTTTTTAAGACCTTTAATACCAAGACCTAAAGCTGTAACAACCTCACCTGCTAAGAAACCTCCACCTGCTTGCCTCAGTCTGTTTTCTATAACAGTTGCATCTTCATCAGTTTTTAGTATCTCTGTGATAGGGGTTTCTAGTCTGGGATGATTATCCAACATATTAAAAAGGTTTTCTTCTAATGGATCTTGTACAACAGCATCAGCCACAAAACCAGACAAGGCATTTCTAGCCCAGACATTAGCCATGCCTGCTTTGCTTAGACCCTTACTAATTAAACCCATTGGTAGTAAGAACTGTGTTATAGCTTGAGGTATTTTATAAAATGGATCATCTTGATCATCTTCAGATTCTAAAGGTGTATTTTGTAAGGGAAAGAAATCATTATTATCGTATGGATTACCTTTTACATAATCTTTAATATCGTCTACAAATTCTATAGTTTCATTAATTGCCTTTATAGGACCACTTATAGCACCTCTAATAATTTTAGATTGAGGTGTTTTGCGTAGCTGTTCAACAATTTCACTACGTTTTTCTCTATTTTCTTGAAATCTTCTTTCATATTCAGAAGTAATTCTGTCAAGGGGTGTGTGACCTGGCATGATTAATTAGTTTTGGGTAAAAACTTCTTGTAAGCTCCTGATTTGTAGACTGACCAAGCATCATAACCTTGCTGATCAAAAATCATCTTAGCTGCTCTTACATTAACAGCAGGGTCATATAATTCATCATTATCTTTTAATTTCATTTGCTTTCTTCTTTCTTCACCTAACTTATAGGTAGGATAGTCAATCATATTAATCTGCCATAAGCCGTAGGAAAGATCTCCTGTATCTGTATTATCGTTTAATGCTCTTGCTCTTCCACTGGATTCAGCTAAAGCTATAGCAGCCATAATCTTAGCTTGCTCTGGTGTAAATCCACCTTCTACTGCAAGTCTTTCTAATGAGTTGTATTCCAAGGGTTTTGTTATATCAATTTCATCTAACACACTTTTTTGTTCCTTATCTTCTGCTTCTATAATCTGTCTTGCTTCTTCGTCTGTCACTTCTGTTGCTGCTCCTGGTTCTACGTTCTTAAGTGGAGATTCGTCTGGTACTCCAGGTATCTTTTTTGCTGGTTTATTATCATCGTTAATATCTTCTTTCATTTTTAATTGTTTTAATCCTAAATCTCTTAAACGTTTAAATTCTTTAAAAATCTCTCCTTCGCTTGCCTCTGGATTATCTAATACAAACTGTCTTAAATTATCAGCAAATTCATTTCTATTATTTACCTGCTTAGTGCTTGCAGCACCAAACAACTGTCCTAATACATTTGATCCACTTTCTTTTCTTAAAACACGTTTTGACAATGTGTCATATTCAGAAATGTATCTATTGACGCTTGTAAATAAGCCATTCTGCACCTGTCTTGCTTCTTTCATTAAGTTTTGAGCAAGTGTAATTGCTTCTCTTGATTTAGAAGTTGATTGCAAAAAATCTAGAACAGCATCGCCAGCCAGTGCTTCTGACCCAAAATCCCCATTGCGTATTTGTAGTTGTAGTTTTAAAAATTCTGTTCGTATTTGTGGACCTTCTAAAGCACTTACATTTGTTCTTATTTTTGGAGCAAAATCAGGTTGTCTACTTACTAAATCATTAATAATTTGTTCAGCATTAGGATCATTATTATTTAAAGCTTCAAAGTATGAGGTAATGCTGTTTACTCTATCTTCTTCTTTTTCTCTTTTGGTTCTAATTTCATTTCTTTTTTCTGTTTTATATTCATAATCAGCAATCTGTCTATTTAAAGTATTTGCTTTACTTTGAAAGTCAGGATGTTTTGAAAGGTTGCTAGAACCATTTGGGCCATAAGGAAATAATTCTGCTATTTCTAAAATATCTAAAGCACCTTCACTATCTCCATCACCTGTTAGACCCTTTGCTTCTGCTTCACTGTTTATTACTTTTATAAGTAAATCATTTATAGATGATCTTTCTTTACCTGATATACCTAGATCATTAATTTCATTTTCAAAATCTTGGATCAAAGAAGAAACACTATCTGGTGTTACAACAAAAGGGTTATTTCTTAAAACTATTATTTGTTCTACTAAAGGTACTGCTGTCTGTTTTATTTTTTCAAAGTTATATTCTTGATGCTGGTCAATATGATGACTTGTTATTTTTGCAGTAGCATCAGATAACTTTGGTAAGAAATACTTGTTTACATAGGTAGGATTTATATCACTTAATTTATCAACTACTTTTGATCTTTCTCCCTCTAACCAAGTTTGAAACTGTGGTGATTCAAGGGAAAACGCATTTAAAAACTGACCTTCTACCTGTGTTGTCGCATAACTATTAGATAAAGCACTTTCTAAATTACTACCTAAGATTTTTGTTTTGGTTCTTTGATAAGCACGATCTGCAAATATACTTCCACCGATAAGTCTTCTGGCGGCATCTTCTCCATCAGTTTTTTTAATACCTCTACTTATGTTTTTAAAGTTTTTAGCAGCATCTTCTATAGCTAGTTCTGTACCTTCTGCTTCTTCTTTTTCTACTTCTTGTTCAATCTTAGTACCAATAAACTTCTGAAGATTAGGATTTACAGCAGCAAGTGTTTCAG